TTGCGGTGCGTGCCCGTGTGACAACCGGCGTAGAGCTGCTGTCGCCTGCACCTGCCCCGCTGGCTGTGCGGGCATGAATTTCTGCGCCGTTGTAGGTGAGGTTCGACGCGCTGTAGGTGAACCCGCTGTCGTTGTACAGGCGGGCCATTGGTTACTCCTGGTCGGGTTCTTCGACAGGGACTTGTTCTTGCAACATCCGAATATGAACTGCCTGAGCGCAGATCGTCAACTCCTTAGGGAACTGACGTTCAAACTCGTGGATCAAATCCATAGGGTCAATGTTCACGCTGCCTCCAAAGCAGATAGCCGTGCATCTATTTCCTGTAGAGCCTTGACCAGCACGGAAGTCAAAGCCAAACCATCAATCGCCTTATTCTCCCCAGACTTCATGTCGATATCAGTCACCTGCGGAATAACCTCACCGACTTCCTCGGCAACAAGCCCGATAGTTCCACGTTCCCACTGCCTGTAATAATTGCAGGGTTCTTCAACGCTGCTATCACAATCACGACCACAAATGTGTGTATCGTCGTGATCTGGGTCATCTTCGCAAACTTCATTAGCGATACAGTACCTTTGTTTGTCCCAACGGTATGACACGACATTCAACTGGTTCACCAAACTCATCGTTGTCGCATACTCAGGGTTCGTCATCGAACCAGCAGAAACAGGGACAGGCGGCGACCATTCAACAATGTCCTGTTTCTCATCACGCGAGGACTGGCTGGAAATAATCGCGGCAACCGTGTGATACCCGCCGTCGTTGTGGCTGCGAATAAATAAAATTCCAGACGAAGCACGCATCTGAGTTGTATGGGTATCCGAACCGTAAGAGCGGATAGCAATACCAATATCGTTAGCAGTACCCGCTACCGCCTGAATCGGCTGGGCCGACCAGTCATTAGAACTTGTGTCGTAGTAGAAACGACTTTCGCCGTAGAAGTCGCAAAAGTTGTTGCCGAACGCCGCACGCATAACGCCGCTAGTACCAATGTACACACGATCATTTGCCCCGTAAATACCTGTGTCTCCGTCAGATGACCAAGTGATTGGAGGGTCGGTTACCGACCCGTAAGCCAACTGGATTTCATTTCGCACCTGCAACACATCAAAAGATGATGTGCCAGAATCCGAATACAAACGACCTGCCACACGAAAACCAGAACTATCTGTGTAAGCCTTAGTTGCGTTGTTGTGTTTCAGTTCAACTGCGCCACCCAACACCCCGTAGATCATCCAATGGTTATTGACATCGTTGTAGATGCCCCAAGCATTGGCATCGTCGTGCATAAACACAACACGACCGTTGATAGAAAAACCATCCCAAGAAGCGACGTTCGCTGTCTGTATGGTTCCATAACTTCCTGTCACGGTTGTCCGCAACTGACCATGCACTCTCAACCTGTTGTCAATTCCGCCTTCAGCGGTAATGCGAATCTGCTCACGATCGGCCCATGATGTGCTGTTGCTGTCCGATGAAATAATCATCAAACCACCCTCGGCTGCTAGCCACACATACTCCCCACTAGCGTTGCCTGCAAGATTCCAACCGTCACCACCCTCTAAAGTGAGGAAGGTGCCGTTGTCGTTTTTGATGGAGTCAGTGGTCAAGGTACCATTTATTGCTACATTTCCAGTTATTGTTCCGCCCGACAACGGCAAATACGAATGGCTATGGCTAGAAGCCGCCTTGCCATCCAACGACGACTGCAAGTTGTCAACATTCGCAATCGTATGATTATGACTGTCATCATTGACCGTCACCGACAACGTACCATTAGACAACTCAGTCAACGTCACCGAACCCGACGCATCACCAGACAAGGTGATCGTCGGAGACAAACCATTCGGCACATCATTCGACCGGCCAGCACCCAACACCAAAATCTCACCAGTGGAAGCATCAGACCTGACAACACGCCCAATCTTCTGCACCAACTCCGACGCACCCGTCGGACGCACATCAGTCAAACCACCCGACACCGCGACATACAAACTGTCATTCACCGAATACGACGACGTATCCACCTGACGAACAACACCAAGAATCGTCGCAGACCCCTCAGCATTATCAGCCAAAGTTTCATCCAACAAACCCAACGCAGGCATAGTGCTGGCTGTGCCAGCCAACGAAGCCTGCACCTCCACAGCCCCCGAAGCACCAACAGAACCAGTCGCATACACAGGTGTGCCCTTAGACAAAGAACCACCCGAAGTGTTCTTTACCTGAATGTGTGTCGCCCCCTGAAGATCACCCACAAACTCTGTTGCCGTGACAGTACCGTCAACCTCCAACTCCGTTGAAGGTGACGTAGTGCCAACACCAACACGCTCATTGACATCGTCAATGTGCAAAGGTGCCCCGTCCAGCAGGGCGGTTTCGATTGCTTCAACAGCCGAGTTGACGTTCGTGTGTAGAACGTCGTGGGGTGGGTTGTCCAGCCGGTCTGTTGCTAGGGGGTCGGGGAATGAGTCGACGGAAGTCGGGAAGTTCGTAGTCATCAGTTGCCCTCCGGTAGATCAGGGGCATCCCACGTTTCAGCAGGAGTCCAATTGGCTGGCGCGTCACGCAATGCCTGACGATACACAGCCCATTCATCGCGCTTACCTGTTGGGTCGTCGTGGGCCTGCGTCCAGTCAGATTCAGACAGCAGCCGGTTGCGTGCGTTTCTCATGCGCTCAACCCACCACTCAAAAGGGACTTCTTCGGGGTCTAGGTGTGATGCTAAGTTTATAATCATGGCGCACGACCTATCAATGTGCAGAAAAACTCATCATTCCCGCCCCAACTTACAGGCACCGTATCGGTGACATTTGCCGCCCCACCTTCGTGGTAAAAGCCGATAATCGTATCGCTATTCCAGTAAAAAGGAGTAGCCAAGTAATTGGCGTTTGCGGAAGCATCATATCTGTGTGCGTACCCATCTCTTGTATAGGTATGGATTCCTGATCGGCTAAATCCGGCTGCACTAGGAAGAACTAGGCGCAACGAACCCCCGCCAGAAGATGAGGAATACCTGAAGCCCGCTCTGACTATTTTCAGGTCGCCCACAACTAGGTAATAGCCGTAGTTGAAACCCGTAGTGGTTATCGAATTTCCGTTGAAGTCCCAAGAGGGGGTGAACGCAACCCACTCGCCAACCGGTGTTCCCCCAATACGCAGACTACCTGAAGTGTTGATGTCTCCGTTCACATCAAGTTCGTAGGCTGGTGACGTTGTGCCGATACCGACATTGGCAGAGGTGCTCAAAGACCCTGCACTCGGCTGATGCAGCGACGCATACGTCGTCCCATCTATCTGAAACTCAATACCACCTGCGGCTGTGCTCGCTGAAGCACCTGCCCTGTTGAGAACAGTGTTGCCACCAGCATTCACAGTCAGGTCACCGCTCTGAATTAGAGCATTGCCTTCAACGTGTAGCGGCTGGCTAGGTGACGTTGTGCCTATGCCGACCCGCTCGTTCGCGTCGTCAATGTGCAACGGCGCACCATCCAACAGGGCAGTCTCAATTGCCTCAACAGCATCATTCACATCAGCATGCTGAGAAGCATGCGGAACCGAAGCCAGCGTATCGCTGGTCGTCGGATTCGTAAAAGAATCAACCGAAGACGGAAAGTTCGTAGTCACCGTCAGTCAAGCGTCAACGTAAGCGACGTAATCGTAAACGTGTCACCAGCAGCAACCGTCGAAGACGAGTTGAACGCACCAGTCCACACACAATCATCAGTCGGCTCACCAGACCCATCAACCGCATTCCCATTCCACAACGACCAATGCGTCAACGTCTCCGCCGTCGACACATTCGTCCACGAAACAGACGAAGTCAAACCCATCGAACCACCAGAAGCAGCATTGAACGAACACGCCTGCAACGTGTTCTCCCCAGCCGCATTCGCAGTCCCATCCTCACCCGGATCACCCGTATGCAACTTCAAATACGGAGACGACACAACAAAAGCCGTACCACCAACCGCATCCAACAAAGCGTTCTCAGCGAAGTTACTAATGCTCATTCCTGCACATCCTTAGGAATCTTAGGTTGCGCCTCACCGTCGCAACAACTGTCTTTAGCCCCACACGAAGGACACCTCCACCGACACTGAGTCGGCGGATACTCCATGCCGCACGCATAGCACTCCACTAAGAAAGCCAAATCGTTACACCGCCCTCAGCCGAGAATCCCGCTCACGGGCAGCCATAGCACCAATCAACTCATCCAACTCCTCATCAGACAACTGAGCAGCCTTACGATCAGTCTTCACCTCAACCTGAGCAGGAGCCATCTTATCCATCGCCTGCAACCACAACTGAGCCGCCCTAACGTCCCCATCCAACGCCCGAGCATGCAACGTGTCCAATACGTTCTGCGTGCGCTCAGGCGACCCCTGAAACGCCCTAGAACGCTGCTCCCACTCCCTAGCAAACACATCCTTCTTCTCCCACCGCCTCAGGGTCGACACGTCGACACCTAGGTGGTCAGCGAATCCTTGCTTAGACGCGGGGTTCCGTTCACTGGGTGCGGTACATAGCCAGTCCAAATACTGTTGCTGCCGTCTGTCCAGCCCCAAA